AACGCGACTCGTGGCTGGTCTTACAAAGATAAAGTCTAAGGAGAGTAAATGGCTCTCGTAACTCTAGACTTCTTACCTGGCATAGACAAACAAGACACCACCAAAGGTGCCGAACGTCGTTTTGTTGATTCTAACAATGTACGTTTTCGTTATGGTCTACCGGAAAAGGTAGGAGGTTGGTCTTCTCTTTTACCGGACAAGATAGTTGGTGTTGTTAGAGCACAACACCCTTTCACAGATTTAGATGGTAATAGATACGTGGCTCTCGGAACGGATAAGTTTTTATTATTATATTTTGAAGGTCAGTTGTTTGACATAACACCTATTAAAAGTTCTTTGACTTCTTCAACGATGGCTACAACAGATGAATCAGCCTCTGTTACTATTACTACAAGCTCTGCTCACGGAGCAAAAGCTGGTGATATGATGCAACTAGATAGTGTTACTTTACCAAGTGGCACAGGTCTTAGCGCATCTAATTTTGAAGATGTTAAGTTTCAAATAATTACAGCACCTAGCACTACAACTTTTACAATCACATCAACCGCGGCGGCTACAGCTTCAATATCAACAGGTGGATCTATGACTTGTAAGTTTTATGAACCTGTTGGTCCAAGAGAACAAACTTATGGTTATGGTTGGGGTGTAGGTAACTGGGGTGGTACAATTGATTCTGCTGCAGCGACAACTGTAAACGAAGCGTTAGATGCATCAGAGACAACTATTACTCTAACAAGTGCTACAGCTTTTCCTACTGCAGGTACAATCTTAGTAGACTCAGAACTTATTACCTATACAGGTAAATCCACAAATGATTTAACAGGCTGTACAAGAGGAGCTCTTGGAAGCACCGCAGCGACACATAGTGATGGAGCTACCGCTACTAATGCAACAGACTTTGGTGGATGGGGTGTAGCTGTCAAAGCAGATCAAGTAGATTTAGAGCCAGGTCTTTGGTCCCTTGATAACTTTGGTCAGGTATTAGTTGCAACAGTCGCTAATGGTAAAACCTTTACATGGAACGCGGGAGCGACAACACCTACAGCAAACAGAGCATCAACAAGCACTTCTAGTTTTTCTACTTCTAATAATCCAACAGCTTCTAGAGCTACTTTAATATCACCTACCACAAGACATTTAATTCACTTTGGAACAGAAACAACAATAGGTACAGCCAACACACAAGATGACATGTTTATCCGGTTTGGTGATCAAGAAGATATTAATACTTTTATACCTTCTGCAGTTAACGCAGCAGGTACACAAAGATTACAAGACGGAACTAAAATAGTTGGTGCTATCAAGGCAAAAGAAACAATTCTAATATGGACAGATACAGCTTTGTACACCATGAAGTTTATCGGAGCACCTTTTACATTTGGCTTTGAGCAAGTAGGCACAAACTGTGGTTTGATAGGTAAAAATGCAGCTGTTGAAATAGATGGTGTTGCTTACTGGATGAGTAATAATGGTTTCTTCTTATTCGATGGTACAGTCAAATCTCTACCCTGTTCTGTTGAAGACTTTGTATATGATGATATTGATCTCACAAAAGGGCAACAAATAACAGCAGGTGTTAATAATTTATTTACAGAGATTATTTGGTGGTATCCCACATCTGGTCAAAGTTTTAATAATAGATTAGTTGCTTATAATTATTTAGAATCTATGGGTTCTCAAGTGCCGGGTGGTATTTGGTATAATAGCACAGAGGGTAGAACTTCTTGGATGGATGCTAAAATATATCCTAAACCTTATGCAACTTCTTATAACTCTACTGACGCCGGAACTTTTCCAACGATACAAGGAGTTACGGGATTAGGGGCTACAATATATTTTGAACATGAGATTGGTAATAATCAAATCAATACAGACGGATCGAGTACCGCGATTAGTTCTTTTGTACAATCCTATGACTTTGACTTAGAAGGCCAAGGCACAGAAGGGGATAGATTTTTATCTGTTCGTAGATTTATACCAGATTTTAAAGTTCTACAAGGCACAGCCAAAGTAACGTTGGCCGTGAAACGTTTTCCCTCACAAGAAGATTCTTCTACTGGATTGAGTCCTTTTTCTATTACCTCATCAACAACTAAAAAAGATACAAGAGCTCGTGGTAGATATGTTAATATCAAAATAGAAAATGATGACATTGATCAAAGTTGGAGATTTGGTACATTTAGTTTAGACGTACAACAAGACGGAGGCAGATAATGGCAAAGATAAATGTAAAAATACCAGAACCGAAACAAGAATACGATATCTCTAATCAAAAACAAATAAACAGATCTATAACAACTATTATAGAACAATTAAATTCTACATTTTTAGACGAGTTAAAACAGGAGCAGGAAAGATTTTCTTGGTTTATCAGTGGCTAATATATATAAAAACGCAAAGATAGATTTAACAACTACAGATATTACAACATTATATACAACACCTTCTAACTCTAGAGCGATTGTAAAATCTATATTGGTATGTGATGATAGTAATAATGGAAGTACAATTACACTAACATTAACAGATGCAGCTAGTGCTGTTTTTGTATTATTTGATGTAAAAACTGTAGCTGGTCACGCAACAGAACAATTATTAAGTGAACCACTAATACTACAAGAAAGTGAAATATTAAAAGTAACCGCTGCAAATGCTAATAGATTACATGTTGTAGCATCAATATTAGAAATAAGTAGAGATTAAGGAGGTAAAAATGGTATCTTTTGTAGAAAAAGGCAAGGTTGACACAATAGTCAATGGTCAGGTTATTAAAGACGTTGAGATTGAAACTGAAATTACAGTGAAAAATCTTAAAACAAATGTTGAATACAAATCTGATAAAGAAGCCGAAGATGATGTTAACAATCCAGATACTGACACCAAGCAAGAGGATATATCTAGAAGTGTCAATATAAAAGTGGCTAAACTGCCAGATGTTATATCAAAATCTGAGGATGAATAGTTGATTTTTGAGGCAAAAAAAAGTAATGTATTTATGATAGATACTGGTAAATTATACGATATTACCGTAGCTTTTGGACTTTATAAGTCGTTTCCTCGCTATAAAGATCACACGTTCGAGGACGTGCTAGAACACATCGCCCCGTCCGTAGATCTGAATCAATACAAGATTCATTACAAAGATGGATTACCTTTTGCTTTTACGAATTGGGCATTTTTAAATAAGGATGCAGAGAAAAGATTTATGACAACCGCCGAATTAAACCCTGAAGATTATGACAGTGGAAACATCCCCTGGCATATTGATACTGTTTGTTTAGGTAGCGTCAAAGATATTATGAAAGAGACTAAAGAATACTTTACTAATCTATTAGGTTATAATAAACCTGTAAAGTGGCTTCGTGTAACAGATGAAGGAGTTATCACAAGAGTTGTAACTAGGTATACAAAGGAACATTATGGGATCAATTAAAAAAGCATTAAAACCTGTCACAAGAGTCGTTGACAATATTATCCCTAACGAAATTAAACCTGCCTTACCTTATCTAGCAGCTAGTTTTGGTGCACCTTATTTAGCTGGTAAAGGTATTCTAGGTGCTTTTGGAAGCGGAGCTTTTGGTAAAGGTGTATCTGCCAGTCTTATTAATGCAGCAACAAACGCCGCTTTAGGAAGAAAATTTAATCCTGTATCTGCAGCGACTTCAGGAATCATGGCAGGTGGTGGTCAGTTTTTAACAGATAATTTTGATTCTAAACTTGCACAATCAGCAGGTAAATTTTTATCTCCAGGTGCAGTAGGTGATATGACACTTGGTCAAGCAGCAGTCGCATCTAGTGGTTCGTTGACCGCGGGAAGTATGCAAGCAGCTTTTGAAGAAGCAGAAAAAGCTAATAGAGAATATGATGATTATGTAAGACAACAAGAGGAAGCAGGAGCAGCAGACATTCAAACAAGAAGAGATTACATTACAAGATACATGGGAATGGCAGGATTTGATCAAGATCAAATTGATGATGCACTATCTCGTTATGGATACAAGACCGGGGGCCGCGTTGGTTTTTCCAGTGGTGGTAGTGGAACATTAGGTGATTCCATGCAAGACA